AGATTAAGTTTTCCATTCCTGAATACAGAGATAAATTACTTAGAACAGGTGATGTTGAAATTGTAGAAGATAATACCTGGAGAGATACCTATTGGGGTAGGTATAAAGGTAAAGGTGAGAATGCATTAGGTAAATTACTAATGTGTATAAGACATAATATACGTAATAGCTAGAAACCCTTCTATTTTTGATTTTAAAGGGTATTCCTTGGTTTAGGAATACCTTTATATTACTTGAGAGCTTCGCTCTTAGAAACTGTGTTTAATCCAAAAGGAGCTACTATGAATAAAACTGAATGGCAATTTCGTTACAGCATGTTTGACTGCAAAGTTAAGAAGATTGAATCTTGGTATTGTGTATATATCAAGGTAAGATACGTTCCAGGCTGTGAAGACCTGGGTACATTCTTCAAACCATGTAAGAACGGAATGTGTATCATAGGTGAAGATACAGCTAAGAGCTGGTTAAACCAACAAGACTTTGAAAGCGTTATGATTATGCTTGATGCTATTGTTATGGGATATTGTGACCTGCGTGATAGAGACACAGGTTCAGATGATGATGATTTTAATGTTTAATAAAGGGAGTAACAATATGTACGTAGACAGTCCAGTTATTGTTTCAGCAAGCAGAAGTACTGATATTCCAGCTTTCTACTCCAAGTGGTTCGCCGAAAGGCTGAAAGAAGGCTATGTGATGAACAAGAATGCCTATAAAGGCTATATCACTAAAGTAAATCTTGATAAAGCCAGAGTATACGTATTCTGGACTAAGAATCCCGAACCACTTATTCCATACTTGAAATTACTCGATGAAAAGAACATTGGGTACTATTTCCAGTACACTGTAAATGATTACAGTGCTGATATTGAGAAACATGTTCCAAGTCTAAGTAAGAGACTGGATACCTTTAAGAAGTTATCTGACATGATAGGACCAGATAGGGTAATCTGGAGATATGACCCTATTGTAACTGGAATACTGTCTGTGCAGGAACACCTGGATAAAATCCAGAATATAGGAAACCAACTGAAATCCTATACTAATAAACTTGTATTCAGCTTCCTAGATGACTACGGTAAAGCTAAAGTAAACCTAATTAAAACTGGTTTATTTAATTGGGATAACATAAATACTGCTGTACCTAATAAAACCCAGGAAGATGAACTTGCTAAAGGAATTTCTGAATTGTGTAAAAACTGGAATATTGAAGCATCTACATGTGCTGAAGCCAGCTCATTTTCACAGTATGGTATTACTCGTAACTGCTGTATTGACCCTGTATTAATTGACAGACTGTTTTCACATAAAGATCCTTTACTCAATGAATACATGAGTCAGTTCAGGGTAAATGATTCTATTGACCCTAATAAAGCCAAGGACAAATACCAGAGGAAACTCTGTGGTTGCATGGCAAGCAAAGACATTGGAGCATACAATACATGCTTACATGACTGTGCATACTGCTATGCTACTCAGTCGTATGAGCAAGCATGTGATAATCACAGAAAACATCAAACTAATGCAGCAAGCATTATTCCATTCGTTGCATATTAATTAGTTACTAGAGGGCTTCGCCCTCTTTTAGGTTTTATTTATTTAATTGGAGAATTAACTATGAAAGATTTAATTACTTTTAAATTGGGTTCTATTGAAATTGAAGGTGTTAAGTTAAACAATGTTGAATGTACTTACAGTGCTGAAGGAACCAAAGAAGAATACAACGAAATTATTGATAAAGTGATAGCAGCTACCATGCTGTTTATTGATAAGGTAAATAAAATTGATAACAACAATGACAAGGAGACTAAATAATGAATATTGAACAGTTAATTAACAATCTGAAGATTTGTGCCAATGCCAGAGTAGTACCATTTATTCAGGGAAGTCCTGGAATTGGTAAATCTGATGCTGTAAAACAGATTGCAGCTAGAAACAGATTTAAGCTGATTGATATTCGTTTAAGTCAGTGTGACCCAACTGACCTTAATGGTTTACCTAAATTAGATGGAGAAAGAAGTACCTATCTGCCATTTGATACCTTCCCTCTTGAGGGTGAACCATTACCTAAAGGTTATAATGGTTGGCTTTTATTCCTTGATGAAATTAATGCAGCACCACGTTCATTACAGGCTGCTGCATACAAGCTAGTCTTGGATAGAAAGGTAGGTAATCATAATCTACACTCTAATGTAGTTATTATGTGTGCTGGTAATAAGGAAACAGATAATGCTGTAGTTAATCCGTTATCTACTGCATTACGTTCAAGGTTTATTAGCCTTGTAGTAGAACCAGATTATGAGAACTGGTTGAAATGGGCTTACAATTTACCTGAGGATAGAGCTATTGATTTCCGTATTCAAGCATTTATCTCCTGGAAAGGTAATGATGGCTTATATAACTTTAAACCAGAGAATACATCAGATGTATATGCATGTCCTAGAACATGGGAATTTATGAACAGAATCCTTAAAACCATAGGAGATAAAGCTAACCTGAGAGATTATACTGAATTGTTGTATGGTACTGTAGGTAATATAGCTGAAGAGTTTATCTCATATGCTGATTACTGTACTAAGTTACCTCCATTTCAGAGTATTCTTGATGGTACTGCTTATGACTCATTTAAGAATAAACACTTCAAAATTGATGAGAAATTCTTACTGTGTAACTATGTATCTGCACATACCAAAGAAATTACTACAGCTAAAGAAACAGCTAATGTAATTAAATTCCTCGATTTATTCGGAGAAGAATTTGGTATTCCATTCTATGCAGGTATATACCAAAAGAATCCTGCTCTCATGCAAATGCCTCAGATTCCTAACAAAGTAAAGGACTTAGCAATATGGTTAACGAAGTAAATCCTGCTAAATTAAAAGTTAAATTACAGTTAAAAAATACATTCTTAGGGTGTATTGCTGTAATGTCTAAGTGGGAAGAAACCACTGAAGTACCTACTGCTGCAACTGACGGATATTCTATTATGTGGAATCCTAACTTTCTTGGGAGTTTAAATCCTGAAGAGCAGTTAGGTGTAATAGCTCATGAATGTATGCATGTTGCTTTACAGCATATGTTTAGAGCCAAAACACTTAAGATAGAAAATCATCAGTTATACAATCTTGCTGGTGACTTTGTAATCAATGATATGTTGAGACAGGAAGGATATAAATTACCTGAGGGTGGAGCAGAATGTCCTTCATGTTATAAAGGTTGGACTACTGAACAAATCTATAAGGATTTACTGGATAAGCAGTTACCACCTCCAACATATACTATGTCAGGTGATGTTATTCCACCTGATACAGAGGATAAATCTGATAAGGAAGTAGAACAGCAGATAAGTGATTTAGGTTCTCATTTAAAGAAAGTACTTGCTCAGGCTAAGTTTGCTGATAACTCTGGTTGGAGTAACAAGTGTGGTGAATTTAAGAGAACATATGAAGACTTAATGAATCCTAAATTACCTTGGTATGCTTTGTTAAGGAACTACGTAAATGATACCATTAAAGATGATTATTCATGGAGTAGACCTAACAGAAGATACCTGTCTAATGACCTATATTTACCAAGTAATCAATCTGAGGGATTAACTAAAGTAAATGTTTACATTGATGCTTCAGGTTCTATAGGTAATAGAGAACTCAATGCCTTTATGTCTGAAATCATAGGAATGCATAAGTTATTTGAATTTAAAGAATTAACTGGAGCATTCTTTTCTACATTGGTTCATGATAAATTTAATGTATCTGATACTGTAATGTTACCTCAAGAAATACATTCTACTGGAGGTACTGATATAGAACCTGTTGTTGAGGATATCCTTAAAAAGAAACCAGTAGTATCTATTGTATTTACTGATGGATATTTTGATATGAGTTCTATTAATAAACTCAATTCTCCTGTAATATGGTGCATATTTGAAAACAATGAATTTAAACCAGCTAAAGGTAGAGTAGTTTACTTTTCTATCTGAAAGATGTTAAGGAGAATGTATGTTACAGCCTAAATTAACCAAGAGACAAATGAGTGCAGTTAATACTCTGTGTAAGCAATTACAGTGGAGCGACCAGGCACGTACTTATCTACTGGCTTATATGCAATTATTATCTGGTTTTGACCCGAATAAAACTGCAGGTAAATATGATAAAGCTGTAGGGTATATTCTTCTTAGTCTGCATAGACTCCATACTAAGAAAATCACTAAATTTGAGTTCTTCAGAATGAAACCAGAAGAGCAAATCCTATGGTTAATCAATATGCTGGATAAGAATTGTGATACTCTACTAGATGTTTCTAGAACTGTATTAGGAGTACCTAAAAATGCTATGGAAGACTATAACGTATTTAATACTATTATTCAGTATCTTCCAGAGTATAAACACAGTTTTAATATAACAATGGGAGATATCATGAATGAGATAAGGAACATTGTTGATGGAGAAATGGCTTGATAGTGTCTATTTTGTTTGTATTGCTTCAATAGGTGGACTAGTTTCCTACCTTACTACTGAAACCAACAAATTTAATCTAAAAGATTTCCTGATAAAGGGAATATCATCTGGCTTTGCTGGATACCTTGTTTCACTCCTATGCATATACGCTGAACTTCCTACATCAATGACTGCATTCTTATGTGGTACATTTGGTTATCTAGGAAGTGAAGCTACTATTGCTATTATCAGGAAGAAACTAATTAAAAAAATAGATAACTTATAACCAGGGGGCTTCGCCCCTAGGTGGTTGAGTCTATAGATTGTCTATAGGCTCTTTTTTTGTACGTATAATTTGAGAGAGAAATTATTTATGATTAACTGTATTTATTCTGGTGGTGCTCTGGGTTCTGATTCTGTATGGGGTTTACTGGCTGAGAAAACTGGTGTACCTAAAGAAAATATTCTACATATTATTTACACAGGTGGTAGAAGACCTACTGGAGGTTCTAATCCAAATAGAATGGAAGAACAGTCTTCTGGTACAGTAGTTACCTTGAATGCAGAGCAGATGGATAAGGCTATCAAGCATTTATGTAAATTGGATATCCTAATTAGTGGAGTACCTGCTTCACAGTATTTTAATAATTACAATGGTGAAGTATTCCAGTTAGAAACCAGACAGAAATTACAGGCTAGAAACTATTGGCAAGTAATTAAAGCTGATGCAGTATATGCTGTTACACCACTAACTGATGGTAAAGTATCAGGTGGTACTGCTACTGCTATCAATATGGCTATTGCTCTTGAGAAACCAGTATACATATTAGACCCATTGAAACTTCATTGGTTTAAGTTTGTACAGGGGGACTTCGTCCCTGTAGGCAAGGTTAAACTGCAAGGTAATTGTGCCTGCATTGGAACTAGATCTCTTGTTCAGTACAAGAAGAAAAAGTTCGGAAATATGTGGGTAGATGCTCCTTATATAGGTGAAGCCTTAGAAAAGAAAACCAGAGAAATGATGATGGAGGCACTTTAATATGTTAACCAATTCCCAACTGAATGCACTTAAAGTAATTAAGAACTTTGTTGATGACCCAATCAGAAATGTTATGTGTTTATCAGGTTCTCCAGGAACAGGTAAATCCTACTTAATCCAGACTGAAGTACCTAAGTTACTTGATAGATGGCAGGACTATGTAATTACAGCTACTACCAATAAGGCTGCATCTATATTACGTGGTAAGACTGTTTACAGCTTCTTCGGTATCAAGGTTAAAAAGTCAGAGAGTAAAAGACAAGAACTTAACTTTGACAATATGAAGGATATCCGTAATACCTTCATTGTAATTGATGAAGCTTCTATGATTTCCAAGGAATTATGGCAGAACATTTCAACAGCTAAGAACTGTAAGTTTTTACTTGTTGGAGATAAATATCAATTACCTCCAGTAGGTAGTTCATACAATGTATTTGAAACCTATCCTACTGTAGAACTTACTGATGTGGTACGTCAGAAAGACCCTGATTTCCTTGAAGAAATTAACAAATGTAAACAGGGTGTAATTGATAAATGTATGTACATTCCAGAGGAAAACAGTTGTATTGAATATCTGTTTGAAAGTGATAAGGATAAAGTATTAGAAATTCTTAAGAGTTTTGATGAAAACGATAAAATCCTTACTTTCACTAATGATGCTGCAATCGAGTATGCAAACAATGTGAGAGCATTACAGGGTAAATCCAATGAATTAAGAGATGGTGACCCAATAATGAATAGATATTATTGTGAAACACCATATGGTTCTAGGAGTGCCTTATATGCTGAACAGGAACTTGTAATAGAGCATATTACAGCACCATTTATGTACACTATCCCAAAGACACAGGACTCTCTTGAAGTAAGACAGGTTACTTTCAAATACACTCCAGGTAATTATCTCATGGTAGTTAATCCTGATTTCAGAAGTGTTCTCTTAAAGAAATACGTAAAAGATAAGAACTGGATTGCTTACTATTTCTTAAAGGACCATATGTGTGACCTCAGATACAATGAATCATGCACTATTCACTGTGCTCAGGGAAGTACTTACAACAGATGTTTCATTGATTTGAATGACTTGAATCTGTGTACTGCACACTCAGTTAAAGCTAGGTTAATGTATGTTGCTCTTTCCAGAGCTAAGGATAAAGTGTATATTTATGAACAATCATAAAATGTATTTTCTGTCTCTCCAGAGTAAAATCATATCTGAAATGGTAGAGATTATTCAGGCTCCTATTAAACAGGAGTTCCTGAAAAACCAGATTAAAAACCAGGGAAAACTAGACCCTTTATTTAAGGAATTTGCTAAGAGATTCGACAAGTGGAAAAGGGAGTTTATTAAAACTCTTGAATATTTTCCACCTGAGTCTGCAGAAGCACATGACTTAGATGTTATTATAGGGGAATTAGACACATGTCTAATGTTCCTGAAAAACAAAGGGTCAATTCCTATTGGTTCTATTCCTGCTAAATACAGACCTGCTATGGATAGTGCCTTAGGAATTATGTTAGAAGCTGATATATGTATTCCTAAGGACTCGGAATTATGTACTGTATGAATGGAGATATTCCCGATAAATTAATACTTATCAGGAAAAACCAAATAAAAGAACCTGAATTAATTAAATACTATGGTGAATCATTTATTGCTATAGATACCCCTGAGGGTAATGCTAATCTTAAAAAGGAATTTATTAAGTCATTAAAAGAACAAATTCCTGAATCAATAAAATGCATATTAGTAGCTGATACTGATATGTTTAAATCCTTAGCTAAAGTTAAAAAAGTAACTGGATTAGATGGTTATCCAGTAAATACTGAATTTAACATTCCTGCTTTTATAGTACCTAACTATATCTCTATCCTATATAATCCAGAACAGAAGAAAAGATTACAGTTTATTAAAACCAAGATAAATGAATACTTATCTGATAGTTATCAGTATATAGGTAAAGATATTATTGTTAAGGCTGTACACCCTAATAACATAATAGAGGTTAAAGAGTTCTTAAATAGTTTACATGAATATCCTGTAATAACAGTTGATATTGAAACTGCTATGAATACTACTATGGGATTAGAGGGTAAAGAACTTAAAGAGGCAGGACTAGCATTACACCATTATGCTAATAGATTATATTCTATTGGTTTAGCCTGGAATGAACATGAAGGAGGTTCATTCATATACCATAGGGATTATAAGGATTTATTAGTTAAATTCTTTAATGAGTACAAAGGTACACTGTTATTCTTTAATGCAGGATTTGATGTAACCCAGTTAATATACCATTTATATATGTCTGGTTTAGAAGACTATCAGGGATTACTTACTGGTTTACATACTCTATGTGATAAGACAGAAGATGCTTATCTGGTATCTTATTTGGCTTTAAATTCTATAGGTAATACTGCCTTGGATTTGAAATCCTTATCTCATGAATATACAGGTAACTATGCTGAAGATGTAACTGATGTTACTAAAGTACCTATACCTGATTTATTAACATATAACCTGAAAGATGTACTGGCTACATGGTATGTATATAAAAAATACTATCCTAAGATGGTACAGGATAACCAGGAAGAGTTATATAAACAGTTATTTTTACCTAGTTTAAAGGTACTTATAGAGACTCAGTTAGTAGGTCTTAGGTTATATCCAGACCGTTTAAATCCATTAGCTAAGACATTGGATAACATTCAGGATAACCATCTTAATGCTATAATCAACAGTGATATTATTAAGAAGTATAACATCAAACTTCAATATGATGCATGTACCAGTTATAACAAAGAACATAAGAAACAAAAGGTAGTATCTGATTTTGCTGACTTGGTTTTCAATCCAAGAAGTCATATTCAGTTAGGTGATTTATTATATAACTTTATGGGTTTACCAGTACTTAATACTACTAAGAAAGGTAATCCAGCAACAGATGGAGATACTCTAAATGATTTACTAAATCTTATGCAGGATAAGTCAGTTAAAGATTTACTGCAGAATATCATTGATTTTTCCATGGTGGATAAAATCACATCATCGTTCATTCCGTCATTTATGAGAGCACCTTATATAAACGGTATGAAAGGATTATACGGTAACTTCAGACTTGGAGGAACTGTATCAGGTAGATTAAGTAGTAATAGTCCTAATCTACAGCAAATACCTTCTACTGGTTCACCTTATGCTAAACCAATTAAAGAAGTATTTGGAGCACCTAAAGGGTATGTATTTGTTAGTGCAGACCAGCGTTCACTTGAGGACCGTATTGCAGCACTTACATCTAAAGACCCTAATAAAGTACGTGTTTACACAGAGGGCTATGATGGTCACTGTTTACGAGCATATGCATATTTTAAAGAGCAAATGCCTGATATAAAATTAGCAGAAGAAGGAGACGAAGTCTATAAAGTTACACATGATGATGGTACAGTAGAATACTGTACAGCAGAAAGGCTTCGCCTTTTGAACGATAATAAACCAGAGGAGAATTAATGAGTAAATTATCTTATTACATCAAAACAAGAATCCCTTTAGTATCACTAGGGGATATAGCTAGAATTTATGTATGTAAGGACGGTACACTTATATTCCAGAGAGTAAGTGATACTGTAGATATGGATTTAGTTTTAGACACCTGTAAAGATGCATTAAAACAATGTTCTGTAGGTGTTGAAGACTGGACTGCTATAGCTTGTGAGAAACATGTAGATGAAGATAGAGAAGATATCAGTACAAGAGTATAACGTACATCAGATTAACTCTATTAAAAAGAAGTATCCTGAACTAAGACAAAACAGTAAAGGATTAACTTTTGCTTTAACCTATGCAGGTACATGGCATACCTTAATGAAAAAATTTGGTTTACCTAAAGAACAGGCAATCCAAGTAGAACAAAGATACCATGAACTATATAAACATTATGAAGAGTTCATAGCTAATCAATTAAGAGATGCTCAGGTATCAGGATATATTACTGGAGCATTTGGTTTAAGGGTTAGAACACCATTACTTAAATCATGTATTATGGGTACTAAAAATACCCTTAAAGAGGCTGAAGCTGAAAAGAGAACAGCAGGTAATGCTCTAGGTCAATCATGGTGTTTATTAAACAATAGAAGTGCTAATGAGGTAATGCAGGAAGTATGGAATAGTCCCTACAAATATGACGTATTACCAGCAGCACAGATACATGATGCTCTATATTTTTTTGTAAAAGATAACCTGGAGACTCTAACTTGGTTTAATAAAGTACTTATTAAAGCTATGGAATGGCAGGAACACCCTGCTATTAAACATGATAAGTTAAAACTAGGTGGAGACTTAGAAGTTCATTTCCCTTCCTGGGGAGAGGATATTGAAATACCTAATTATGCTACTAAGGAGGAAGTAAAGAATGCACTACGTAACCAATAACTTAGGTATAAATGAAATTATTGCTACCTGGCTTGCTTCCAACTCATATAGTGGTAGAAAGCAAGGTAAGTATATATCTGCTACTACTTTGTTAAGGAGTACTCAACAGCAGGTATTAGGTTATCGTTGTACTAACAATGATGACTATATAGAACAGGTAGATATCAGTACACTACTTAAACCTCAGATAGGTACTGCTCTACATAAGTCTATTCAAGATACATGGGAATCTAAAGGATTAAGAGAAAATGGATTACTCAATCTAGGTGTTCCACCTGAAAAAATAGCTAAGATTAAAGTTAATCCAGAGAATCCTAATCCAGATGACTATAATCTGTTCTTTGAAAAGAGAGTAGAAAAGGAATTTAAAGGTTGGACTATTACAGGTCAATTTGATTTGGTTTGTAATGGTAATTTACATGATTTTAAGTCTACCAGTACTTATACCTATGTAAATAAAACCAAAGAGAAAGACTATATTCTACAAGGTAGTATCTATAAGTGGTTAAATCCAGAACTAATAACAGGTGATTATGTAACTATTCACTATATATTCACTGACTGGAATAAAAACTATACCTTAAGTAATCCTAATTACCCTAAGTGTCCTTTTGTAAGTGTAGATTATCCATTAATGAGTATAGCTGAAATAGAGCATTACATGGAGTCTAAACTACGTAATATTGATTTGTATTTGGATTCGGAGGCGTTGCCTCCGTGTGACAATAAAACTCTTATGATAGAAGATGTTTGGCAGTATTTTACTTCACCAGACAGTCCTAAAGCATATAAGAATTTTGCTACTCAAGCTGAAGCTATTTCCTATCAATTAGCTAAAGGTGGTAAAGGATTAGTTAAAAAGAAAGAACAAACTCCAGTAGGTTGTTCTTATTGTAATTGTAGAAACGTATGTAAGCAGTATGCTTCATATGTAGCTAAAGGTCTTATTAAGGAGTAATAATGGAATTACAGAAAGATATAGATGACCTTCAGGAGGAAATTAAAAAAGCTTCCTATTTTCCTCTAGTGGAGGATATCGTAAATATTATTGAGAAAAGAACAGGTAATAACTCTCATACCTATTTTAGAGTAGTTACTTCATTCTTTTTGGCTCAAATAGCATCTTGTATGAGATGTCAGATTAAAGGAGAAACCTTTGATAATGTTCCAGTTAACATGTATGTGTGTGGCTTAATGCCATCAGGTGCAGGTAAAGGACATTCTCTAAGTATTCTTGAGGATACGGTAATTAATAACTTTAAGGACTTATTTACTAATATTACCTTACCTCAGGCATTAGAAACCAATCTGAATGATTTAGCTACTAAGTATGCTCAATTCAGTAATAAATCTACTGATAGTGTACTTAAGGAATTAACCAAGGAATCACTTGAATTAGGACCATTACCATATTCATTTGATAGTGGAACTGGTGCTGCATTCAAGCAGGTAAGAGCTAAAGCACAGTTATGTAATTGTGGTGCTCTATCCTTTGTATGTGATGAAATTGGTTCTAATTTATCTAATAACTCTGAAGTAACTGCTATGGGTTTAGAGGTATTTGATAAAGGTAAAATTAAAGCCAAGATAACTAAGAATAGTGCGGAGAATAAAAGACAGTCTGATAGAGATACTCCAGTACCTTGTAATATGCTCTGGTTTGGTACTCCAGCTAAGTTATTAGATGGAGGTAAGGAAGAGGATAACTTCTATGATTTACTCAAAGAGGGATATGCTAGACGTATGTTCTTTGCTGAGGGACAGAAAGAAACCAGTAGATATAAAACAGGTAAAGAATTAAGGGATTCTTTGTTGGCTTCTAACTTTGAACAGAAATTAGAGGATATTTCAGAACAGTTAGGTAAATTATCCAGTTTATCTGAATTAGGTAAAACCTTATTACTTGATGCAGATGAAGAAATACTGATATTAAACTATAAAACCTACTGTGAACAGAGAGCTGATAAACTACCTGCTCATGATGAAATTAAGAAAGCTGAAATGGGTAATAGATGGTGGAAAGCTCTTAAATTAGCTGGTGCATATACTTTTATTGAGGGTAATTTAGTAGTTGATAGAGCATACATCTTAGCTGCTATTAAGCTTGCAGAAGACTCAGGAGAGTCATTTCTGAAGATATTAGCCAGGGATAAAACTTATGTAAGACTTGCTAAATATCTGGGTGAAATCAATAAACCAATAACACAAGCTGATTTATCTGAAGAATTACCATTCTTTAAAGGACCTGCTAATGCAAGACAGGATATGCTTAATCTTGCTAGTGCCTGGGGATTCCAGAATGGTATTGTAATTAAGACTTTTGAAGTAAATAAGATACAGTTTATTGAAGGTAATAAATTACAGAGTACTGACTTAGACCATATCATATTCAGTATTTCTAATGATATTGCCTACCAGTATGAAAACCATGATGAACCATGGAATAAAATAGGTAAATTAGGTACTGTAAATGGATTGCACTGGTGTACTCACCACTTTATGCAAGACCCTATGCACCCTGAACAAGGTAATAAAAGAAGTAAGGATTTTGTTTTACCAGAGTTCAATTTAATTGTACTTGATGTAGACCAGGGTACTTCACTTGAATTTGCTCAGGAAGTGTTACAGGAGTATACCTATACAATTTATACCACTAAGAGTCATACAGCAACTAACCATTGTTTTAGAATTATAATACCTATGAAATATAAGCTCTATCTGAATGCTGAAGACTATTCTGCATTTATGAAGAACATATATGAGGAGTTACCATTTACCCTAGATGAACAAACTAAGGATATTGCTAGAAAATGGGCTACTAATGCTGGTACTGTAATTACTAATACAGGTGAATTGTTTGACCCTAGAATGTACATACCTAATACTTCTAAAAACCAAGACAGACAAGAGAACTATAAGAAATATGGTGATACTGATGCTGTTACTCGCTGGTTCTTACAGAAGATACAACCAGGTAATAGAAATGCTATGTTGTTTAAATATGGTATGTTACTTAAAGACCAAAAGAGAGGAATTGATGAAATTAAATCTAAGGTATTAGATTTAAACAGTAAACTCAAAAACCCATTATCTCTAGCTGAATTAACCAAGACTGTGTTTACCAGCATAGAGGCAAAAAGTTAAGAGTTTACCTTCATTGTTGAAAGAGAACAATGTGACATTCTGGTAGACAGTATGTAGCTAGGAGGTCATATGTTAAGTTGGATTATAGCTTTGTGCAGAGCTGTGATTGCAGTATGCAAAGTATTAAGTAAACTTTAATATATAGGTAAACTTTTTTATTGACCAGTAGGGAAACCTATTGGTCTTTTTTATTTTTATTTTTAGGAGAATATAACCATGACTTCATATGAAGAATACGTAAAAGAAAATTTTGATAAACTGGCTTTAGATTTCTTTAAATCAGATATGACTAAAACTAGAGATGATTTCTGTAGAGAAAGATATGAAAATTTCTTAAAATATGAAAGGATTAAAGAAGCTAAACAAGGTGACCAAGTATTAGATGTATTACCTTGTTTACAGAATGTAAAAATTGATTTTGACAAAATCATTAACATGACCAAAGACTACGCAACATTCTCGGTTAATGTAAGTAACCATGAAGGCGTTGCCTTTAGTGGCAAGTTGCTTATCACAACTGATGATATAAATAAATATGTGGAGAATAATTAATGACCAAAAGATTAATTTTGGTAGTAGGTGCTTCTACCTGTGGTAAAACAAGCTGCCTTGAGGGACTTGAAAACCACGAAAAAGTACTCTATTTAAACTGTGAAAGTGGTAAAGGATTACCTTTTAGAAATAAGTTTATTAAGCAGGTAATTACTGAGCCTATGGGAGAAATATTAGGTGCTGGTTCTTATTTGGAACAAGCTGCTAAACACCCTGAAATGTGTGATACTATTGTAATAGATAGTTTAACACTGTTAATGGAACAGTTTGAAACCAGATATGTAAAAACAGCTCCAGATACTAGAGCTGCATGGGGTAGTTATGGTGACTTCTTTAAGACTCTCTTAAACCAAGTAATACCAACTATACCACAATCAGTAATACTTACAGCACATACCAGTGAGGTATACAACGATAAAGAGTCTGTTGTAGAAACTAAGGTAAAGCTGAAAGGGTCTATTATGAATGTAGGAGTAGAGGCTTATTTCAATGATGTAGTAGCCTGCAAGAAGATGGCTATTAAAGACCTTGAACCTTACCAAAGTGATTTATTACATATTACAGAGGAGGACCGGGATATAGGTTATAAACATGTAATCCAAACCAGATTAACAAAAGAAACTAAAAATGAACGTATTAGAGCTAACAAAGATATGTGGGCTAGAAATGAGACATATATTGATGGAAACATACAGCTCGTATTAAATAGATTAAATGAATATTATGGAGATTAATTAATTATGGCTATTAACTTATCAGTAAATAACACTAAAGACTTATATAACGAAACTACTTTTGATGATGGTATTCTTGAAACTGGCTTATATCAGGGTGTACTGAAATATGCCTATACTCAGGAATCCACTAAGAGTAAAGCTGTTAAAGGACTCGTTGTAGTAGAGATTAATGGTAAAAACCATACCTTTGAACACTGGATTTGTGACTCTAAAACAGGTACACCTGAAGACTCTGATGGTAATATCTGCTCTGGTTTTATCAAGTTTAACAGTGCTGTATTCTGTGCTACAGGAAAGAATGCAGACCAGTTAGGTCAGGAAGAGAAGACTATTAAAATTTGGGATTTCTCATCTAATTCTGAACAGCCTACTCAGGCTAACTGTATTGCTGGTATTCAGAATAACCCTATTATTGTAGGTGTTAAGAAGGTACATGAGCATATTACTCAGAAACAGCCAGATGGTTCTTATTTACCTACTGATAAAATGCATTATGTTAATGAGGCAGCTTATTACTTTAATGCTGATACAGGTAAAACAGCTAAAGAAACTGTAATGGACGCACCTGCTGCACAGGTAATTAAGTTCAAATCTAATGCTGGTAAAGTGTATGAGAGAAAACCAAAGAAAACAGTAGTACCTTATAGAGGTAAAACAGACCTTAGTAAAGAACCTGCTGCTACTTCTGGTGTAAAGATTTCTCAACTCTTTGGCTAAAGTAACCATTAAACTGAGTGTTCCTTATTGGGTTATCCTCCCTCGTAAAAGAGTGGAGGATAAACGTGTGATACTGAATTTTAATCAGTATCATAATTGGGTTCCAGCTCAGAGAAATCAATATAAAGAGCACTATACAGAGCAACTGTATGGTGTTCTATCTGATTTAGAGCCATTATCTAAAATTACTATTATAAGATATAAGCTATATTATGAACGTAAAGGAGATAGACCTGATACACGTAATATAACTAATCTTATAGATAAATTTTTTTGTGATGCACTAGTGCATTACAATATAATTCCTGATGATAACCATAATATTATATTGAATACTATGGATTCATGGGGAGGAGTAGATAAAGTAAATCCTAGGGTAGAGATAACTATTAAGGGAATAAAATGAAGTATATTACAGCATTTAATGAACTTAAACGTAGGTATAAATCCAACTATAAATTAGGTGTTCCATTATACCTAGTAAACCAATATACAGTTACTTCTACTTCAGATTTAATTATTCAATATTGTACCAATACTCCAAGTAATGAATATTACTTTCTTGGTTTAATGTATACTGAAGGTCAAATATATGACCATAATCTGTTTAGGAACTTTAAGAGAGCTTATACAGAACTATCTAAACGATGCCAAAAGAAGGTAGTCTTAGTATTTCCTATAAACTCCAATAAAGCTATAACAGTTATGGAATTATGTATTGATAACCAGATACCGGGAATAGGAGTATTAGCTGGAGGATTTAACTATATATCCCCTGCTAAGGTAATACCTACTATTAAACAGTTCTTAAATGTTCCTGAATGTGGAGTTATATCTAAATATGCCAGAACTACAGGACAAAAAGCTTATGAAGAAAATAGAGATACTTTCTGTAGAGCTAAGTCAGGTAGGAAACTGGATATAGTAAAAGATATAGCTGAGGCATGTGATAGTATCTTTGTACCTCAGATAAACCCTTTAGGTCAGATATATTCTATGGTATTGGATTATTCTAATAGAAAGGATATTTATACCTTGAATATTAATGTAGTAGGAAACCAACTATTGTTAAAGAATAAAGTAGCTAAGAATATCCTTATGAGGAAAGACTGATATGAAGATAATTATTGAAGGTGTATATAATATACTACCCGCTATTAGTGGTATGCGTAATCCACTGAAAAGCTGGGATAAATCAGATTCTACTAATGATGAAATAGGTCCTAAAGACTTAGCATTAGCATGTAAGTTAATTAGAGGTGGTACTGAACATAGGAAGTTTTTAAGGCAGATATTTGTATCATTGTATATTGATGCACCTATGTATTGGTGGGCTGAGTTTGATACCTATAAGATAGGTACTACACGTAATAGTACTAGCTTTATGCATACTGGTTTAAAAGAACCATTTAGATTAGACCAATTTGAACATGCTAAAGACACATTAGCATGGAATAGGAGAATTGATGATTTAAATGAATTAAGGGAAAGATATAATGAGACGAAAGATCCTGATACGTTCGATGAATTACGTTCTATGCTTCCTAGCGGTGTTATTTATGGTTCTAGTGTTACTATAAGTTATGAGAATGTACTTAATATACTCCACCAGAGAAAAAATCATAAGCTGAGAGAATGGCATAAACTATGTGATAGGTTATTGGATTTACCTTATATCAAAGAATTTGCTGCTGCCGTGGAGGGTAAGGAATGAGACTACAAGATTTCTGTACTTTTGTACCTACCAGAGGACCTATTACTTTAAAGAATAAGAAATTTAAAGGTTGGAGAGTAATTCTTAATTCTGATGTAGAATATGAATATTACTTCAAAAATGAGAGAGTTGACAATTTTGAAGATGAAGACTCCTCATACAGGCTGTTCTGTGCTATGAGACAAGATGACTGTTGGGAAGAAGTAGAGGTTCAAGATGGAGTACAAAGCTGATATTTATTTGGTTTTACCAGAGCAAGACTATATTACATATCAGTGGTGTGGACTTCGTCCATCTGTGCAGTTTTTGTATGAAAACCAATTAGGTAGAAATACTGTACTACTTAGTTGGAAAAACATAGATACATATAGTGATTATGGAGATGATATACTAACTGCTATTAAAGAGTATAGAACCAAACATAATGACTATGAATATATGTTCTTAGGTGAAGATGTGGATAACATCAAGCACTACCTGGGAGAGAATACCATAGGTGTATTAGAGGTAGAAAGAACAGTTAAGATTTGTGCATGATTAACTCCTATAATTACATGCAACCTAAGCCCTAGAAATAGGGCTTTTTCTTTTATGAGGTAACTATGAATTGGTTAAATATTAAAGAAATATTACCCCCTGAAACTATTAGAGAAATGCTTAAAGAACATAAAATCAGTATGATTAAGTATTATGCTAAACCAAGGAAAATAACTAGTTATACTACTATACTGATAGAAGTACTTAATAAGAATAAAGAAGTAGTACCTACTATTATAGAAATACATGAATCACTCCCTTATTGTAGTGAAGCAAATGAAATAACTATTAAAGAGATAACAGTTAGGTGTAAAGATAAAAGTATATTCTCCAGGGAAGAAATGGAGAATATTGCTACTGTATTTAAATTACTTGGTTTAAAGGTGCATTTATGAGTTATTACTATAATACTGCTGCTGTAGTGGATAGACAGACACTAAAACAGTTAACTCAGCCTCTTCGAGGCATTGTAGAGTATGCAACTCTAATTGATACCGATAGGTATTATATAGTGTTTGAAATGAAATATTGCACTAATTATGATGAGATAATAGAGATTATCAAATCTTCTACCTATTATGAGATTATGCAAGTAGGTGAAGAATTAGGAGATATTAACTATACTCATTGTGATGATTGTGAATATTACATTGAACTAGAGCGTAACCCCTATTATGTAAATAATGGGGCATCTGTATATAAAAGAATGGAGGAAGTATGACAACATTAGCTCAAATTATTCCTATGCTACACCCTTACTGTGTACATGTAGTTATCCGAAAATTAATTAAATATGGTGGAGATAGACCAGATGATAATACTATGATTATCTATAAAGGATTTTTAGATAAAGCTCAGTTATTCGATATTCAATCTTATCTTAACTATAATGTAGTAATTATTGATTGGACTGAAGATGGATTCGATATTACACTGTCTTGAGTCCATACCTAGTGATTTACTTGAACCAGTGAAATTAAAAGATGGTGCGATGATACTAGACCACTATATGCTTACTATGCATTATAATGGTAAGAATATAGGAACTATTATTATTACACCATATGCTAATGAAATACGTATAGAATTTAGACCTAATACAGTAATGTTAATACGTGGTTTATCTTACTCTGAAATGAGAAAGAGACTAAAGAACTATTTTAATATTCTTGGTTTAAGTGTATCTGTATATTACAGAAATCCATATAAAACCGATTCTAACCCTTATGGAGTATTAATCTAATGAAAACAAATTTAAATAAAGAAGCCTATCTGAAACAGTTATATGAAGTAGACCAGGATATCTTAGCCTTTACTTATGCTAAAGGTAAATATGAAGAAAAGTTGTTTAAAGCCAAAATGGATAATGCTAAATCAAATGTAATCCAAGGTTTTAAAACTTATAAAGTACGTAATGAGAGAGCTATTATGTACGCTAAAGAATATAAGAAACAGTTAAATCTACAGTACCAGAAGTACTTAGAAGACTGGAAGAAAGACTTAATAGGGGTAAGCGATGAATCCAATACAACCTGTTAGCATCATGGAGTCAGAGTGGTTTAGATATAAAGCACTCTATGACAAGCTAACTACTGAATCTGATTTTATAACTAATAAATTCATGACAGTAGGTGAATGGAAAGCTAAGTATGAAGAGTTCTTAAAGGTATTACGTAATAACAATAACTTTAGTGAACAATACCTTAAAGAACGTATTATATATGCTACATTCTTAGAGATGTGTACTAAGTCTAAAATAAAAGATGATGGTTTATTAACTGATATAACAGAATATATAGGTATATTGGTAAATAATACATTAGATGAAATCATAGTATGGAGTGAAGAAGAATGAAATTAGACCCTAGAATTGTAAGTATTTCACATATATTATCGCCTATTGAAACTGAAGAAGCTGCAAAATATATAGGTGAAATGTGCTATTTTGCTGATGGTTTTTATACATTTAATGATTTAGATAAATGCCCTAAAGCCAAGTTAGAAAAAATACACTATGATTCAAAAGACTTTCCTTATGAATGGAATGAAGACTTTGAACAATATACTTATATATTACCTGTTAAATTTGTGAAAAAACCAAAACCAAAAGAAGATAAATATGTACCATTTGAAACAGTAAATGATTTAAGAGATTATAAAATACGTATAGGAGATCCAATACAATTTAAACAAAAAGAAGTTCCAGATGTACAGTATTCAACAATAGTAAATAATATAGCTTTTGAATGTAATTCAGAAGAGATAATACTTATTACACTAGGGGCAGATACCTATAGTCTTGATACTTTATGTAATAACTATTTAATTAAATTAGATAATGAATGGGTTCCTTTTGGTAAAAGGGTAAAAGAATGAGTGACTTACAGAAGATGAAAGATGATAAGTTAGACTTATTCATTGAACATATTAAAAAAGAACTAGAGAGTCTTGAATTTAAATTACAGGTAGGTTCTATATCAGGTTTTTCTTATGGAGCTGAGATTTGGAATAAGTACCATTATTACCTAACTGTACTATTTCAAGTAGCTAAAGAAGAGAAAAGGAGGAGAACTAAGAGTGACAGTAAACGAATTAATAACCGAACTGCAAAAGATTAGAAATCTACCAAGTGTAGATGGTGGTAATTTAACTGTTAAACTAGAGTTTGAGACATTCTATAAGTGTGATGAACAACACAATATAGAAGATGTGTATCTACATGAATGGTATGATTCTAAAACCAAGAAAGAACATAAAGTTGTAATACTAGTGGAGAAACAAAATGATTAAGAAATTAGATAATGGAAATTATGCTTTAGAAATATCTGAAGATATATTAGGTGAAATTCAATATAGTATCTATGTAATGGCATCAGAGCAAGGTGAATGCTCTCATGAAATAGTAGAGTTCTATGAAGAATTGTCAAAGCAAATAGGTAGTGATGAAGATGAATTAGAAACTGTAAGAAATGCTGATGTAAGTGAGATGTAATATGTTAATACCTGAGTATATTATTGTAATGACATGGGCTTTAGCAGCAGTAATTATTGTAGCTATAATTACAGCTATTTTCTTTAGGTTATATATAATGTTTTTAAGTAATGAAAAACAGAATTTAAGAGATAAAATACAAGATTATGACTATCAAATTGGATCTGCTATAAATCGTTTAGAAAAGCTTAAAAAAGAAATAAGAGAATTGGAAGCAAGAGAATTGGAGATAAAGAAAAATGGAGATAACAATAAATCTGCCTGATTGGATTAAGTTACCTGATTGGCAACAGAGGTTTGTTCTTGAATATAAGGAACTATTAGAGAGAGTTGTTAAATTAGAAAGAATGCTAAATAATTGGGATAATCTTAATTTTACCCCTAAATGCAGTAAAGAACTTTTAACAACTCAATATAATATTATGGAAGCATATCTCTCTATTCTTGAAGAACGTGCTACTATTGAAGGTGTAGAATTTATTAAGTTAATAAAACAAGAAACATTAAAATAGTATTAACTATTTATTTTTGGTTTATTTTATAATGGTCTATGTAATAGCAATATTACATAGTTTTTTTTTTTTGTTTTTAATTTGTCGTGAACTCTGCGTTAAGGAGCACGTACACACCAGTAGCTAATAGTTGTGTGTACTGTGGATAATTTTATTTTAGTACTGTTTAGGTACATCAAACACACTATATATTTTTGCCTGGTAGTTATAGCTGACTATCAGGTATTTTTTTATCTTGAGGGCTTTGCCCTAATAAGGTCTTTTTATTTATTTAAGGAATTTAACTATGAAATTTAAAATTGAATTAGAACTTAATGATGTTAGAACTGCTATGAATGAATGGTTTGCTAAACAAGGTATTGAAGCTACATTCAATATAACTGGTAATAATAATCAGTTTAGTATTCATGTAACTAATGCTGCTCCTATTATGACAGCTACACCTATTATAGCAAATAAACCAAAAGTAATTGAGGCTGTAGAGCCTGTTACTAAGGTAGAAGAACCTGTAGAAGTTAATCTGGTTAAAGAAGAACCTAAACCTGAAACAGTAATAGTAGAGGAAGAGGGTGAAGAAGAAACCAAAGAAGAAGAAACTATAACAGGTAATATACCTAGTAAGAGTGTAGTAGCAGACCTGTTCAAATAATTGACTTTTACTCTTTATATTATAAATATTCCCTTCCACTTAACTAGGAGGGAATATGTTATTTAGTAAATCTTTATTGGTTTCTATAGGTATATGCTCATATTTAACAGTAGGGGTATTTGCATACTATAGAGGTTATACAAATGCATCTGATGAATATAGAGCTGCTTTAAACCAGCTACAAACCAGTAACTTAAAAGCTATATTAAATCAAGAGAGAATATATAAGGAGAAAGAAAATGGGATTATCCAAGATTACCAAGATAAGATACAACTTCTTAAAGAGGAGTATGATAAGGTTCTTATTGCTGGTAATACTCTTTCTAATACTTTTGTGCCTGACTGCTTGCAGCACACCAATACAAGCAGTACAAGAGTGCCCAAAGAAACCAGAGATAAACCCAGTGTTAAATGTTACACAGAAGCCGATATACTCAGAAAGGTTAAAGAAAGTATGGCTATCGGAAACGAATGTGACCAACTAGCTGTTAGGTATAATTCATTATTGGAGTGGTGTAAACAATGAGAGAGATACTGATTATTATCCTATTCTTTGCTTTATTAATGGTGGTTTGAGGAGGAAAAAATGTTAGAACATATTCCACAGGAATGCCTATATGTTAAAGGATTTGATATGGAATTTCCTGTAATTAATGAAAGAAAGAATGATATGACTATAGTATATGGTCATGCTAAAAGACCATTTTCATTACGTATTAGAATAATTAGTACAAATAAGCATGAAGTACTAGTTACTGATAACTATGACTACTCTGTTAGAACACCTATTAACAGGGTTAGAAAAGCACTTAAAGCTTACTTTAAAGCATATGGTTATAAAACACTTTTTGCTATGCATGCTTAATTAGGGAGGAAACCAATGACTGATAATGTGGATAAACCAGACCATTATACATTCGGTAAATATGAGTGTATTGATGTAATTGAAGAATTAGCCAAACAGAATGACCTGCAAGGTGCAGAGGGATTTCTGTATGGTAATGTAATTAAATACCTATGGAGATATAAGCATAAGAATGGCTTAGAAGACTTACAGAAAGCTAGATGGTATTTAAACAGGTTAATATCACTGTCTTGACATATTAACTATAGGTTATTTCTAGTGTGATCTACATCACACTGGAGATATAATATGATATGGATTACAGTTATTAACTTTGCATTGATTTTATTCTTAGATATAGACCCTTTGTATAAGTTAATTTGGTTCTTTTCTTTATGGATTATAGATATGTTCTTAGTATCTAAAATTTATAAAAATATAGATTAAATAAAAGAGGTTATGTAAAACATAACCTCAATCTAATTACTGGTTAGATTTTCTAAGGTACAACACTAAAGCCAATGTACATAAATCTACTATATTCTGGTCTTTTGGTTTAGTTAAAAATTGAAATCCTCTATCCATTAGATTTTGTGTCAATGCTTCATTTGATATATCCTTTGGATAGAGGAATGTAGTATTCTCTTTAATATGAACTAATAGCTCATCTAACTTATCTTCCATTATATAATCTCCATAACAGGTTTTATTCTTCTAATGCCTCTCTAAATAAATCAATAGTATTTTTACTAAATTTATCCATTTATTCCCTGACCTCTTCGAGGTTGTATAATGCGTATTAGGAGTTGATTATGATGGAATTACCAAAAGAATTAGTTGAGATAAATCTGGATAATTTAAAAGATATTGTAATTAAACCAAGAACTAAAACCTGTGCTTTCATAAATACAGGTTGGATTATCTATTATAATTTCAAAGAGAAGATGGGATATGAACAGAGTATTTGGGTATCTATAATACTCAATAATACTAATTTTGAGTTTAGTTATTGCAGTAATATAAATGGTAGTGACCTGGAAATAAACACCATTAAAGATAAAATGAATGCAGTAGCAGCATATCTACAGTTATTAGGGTTTAAACAAATAGGGTATTAGTATGGATAATCTAAATGTACCTAGGGAGTTATTCCTTGGGTTAAATAATTCTAAGGCTACATTTCAGCTATTACAAAGCCAGATAAGAACAAGAAGAATGAATAGATATGTCTATGAAATACCTGTAAGAGTATCCTATAAGACAAAATGGGATAAATATACCTTTATTATTAAGTACTCTATATATCCTAGAGGTGCTATTCAATTAAGTATTAATAAACCAATAGATGCTAAAACTAGAGATGATTATAATGCATTACGTGCTTACTGTAAAATTGAAGTATATAAACCATGTGATTTACTAAGGAATTATTTTACTATTCTTGGTTTAATAGAATCTAGTGGATATATATCTGATTCTAAATTAGGTTTATGGATAACACTAAGATGTTAGATGAATTAGCTAAAGCATATATTGATGGTATGCCTTTAGAAACTATAGATAGTAACATTAAAGATATAGTTACTACATACCATGAAGACTATAACACCATTACAGTAGATATCTACTTACAGAACTCTTTTATTATTGTATATCTGGAATTAGGTTCTATACCTACTTTTGGTATAAATGGTAACTATATAGGTAGAGGGATAAATGAGATAATTAACTACTTTAAATTACTTGGTTTTAAGGAAGTAAAATGACTAATAAAGAATTAATTAAAATACTACATAATATACCTCAAGAAGTATTTCAGAGTAAAAACCACGAAAAACTACACCCAGTTATGCATAGTGGACTACCTAGAATAGGTTTATTTACACCTAATAGTTATTCAGTATTAGACTTAACTCTGTATGAAACAATGCAATATAGAATAACATATGAACCTGCATTTAAAGATATAGTAAACCAAATAGAATCATATTTAAGTATACTTGGTTTTACAGAGAAACCTCCAAATTTATACTCCTCAGCTCGTTATACACCTGAATTAGGAGTAGCTGTAAACAGTATGATGGCTGATACTGAGATATTAAAACTAATACAACATGAATTAGGTTTAGAGAAATAGGGTACTAAGTACCCTTTTTTATTAGGAGTTATTATGGACGAAAATGAAGAATTAATTAATGTAATAGACAATCTACCTGAAGAATTATTTGTACCAGAACGCTTCAGTGGTATTTCTTTTTGTAATGAGTATTTTAACCCTGCTTTAAACTGCTATATATTCATATACTGGGATAACCAAGATATTAGATATGAAGTTAAAGTATATGCCATCAGTGGTAAATTCGTAATAGCTCTAACTAAGAGAAATAGTTCAGTAGCATTCATACGTACCCATAAATTCATACAGAAAGTAGCAGAGAGTTTTAAAGCATATTTAGAAATATTGGGTTATCAAGGGTATATCAGATTATATGACCGTGAATAATAGAGGTTATATTGTGGAAACAGAATTTGCTAGAACAATTTTAAATATGCCTTATGATGTATATAAAAGCTTCAATTATATGACAAACCATATAGATGCATATCGTAATATTTGGAAAATTTATTACAGAAAAAGTAAGAAATCTCAATATATTATTGAAGTACAACAATGGAATAGTGTAAACATTGAAATAAGCATAGAAGGATATGTTGTAGATTTAAAATATGCTCCAAAGTATTTAATTAAAATAGTTAATAAAATAGCTAATTATTTTTCTATTCTTGGTTTTCCTACAAAGGTATGGGGATTATGAATAAGACAGTAATGGATATAATAGAACATATGCCCTATGAAGTATATGGTAATAAATACTATAAAAGTAGATACCTTAACCATGAAGTACCTTACTATGTATGGGAATATGATACTAAATCCAAGTACTATGACTATCAAATTAAATTATTTGATTTAGGTAATTATTTAAATATTTATGCTTATTGCAACGATAGTGTTTTACCTATTAGACAAATGCCTAAAACAATAGCAAATACACTAAATGATATAGTTAATTATCTTAGTATTCTTGGTTTTGATGTGGAAAAAAGATATGACTACAAGTGAAGAAGAAAGAAGAAATATATTATCTAAACTACCCGATGAATTGCTACAAACCAAAGAATGTAAACTAATAAAATCTTGGATAAATAGTACATCTACTGCAGCTTGGAGATATCTAGCATATAATGAAGTATATGACCGTAAATCAATAGAAATAGCTATAACTCATATAATAGATAGCACTTATTTTGCAGTTATTAAAGTAAATGTTTCAGGCATTTGCTATGACTACTATAAAGCTCCTAAAGGTAAGAGATACCCTCAAGTTGATATAGCATATCAAATAGCTAACTATTTAAAGATATTAGGATTACATGTAAATGACCATTAATGAATTACTCAATGTATTATATACTGTACCATTTAATAAACTAACAAATGGTATTATTTATTGTAGAATAAATAACTTTGTAGACGTTGTATCTACTATAGGCAGAGTAGATATAGATTTTATGAGAGGTAATACATGTATAGGTTTTATAAGAGTATATGGAGATAATACTATAAATCCTGCATTACCTGAAATATTAGAAACAGATCCAAGACATAAAGAATATTTAGAAGTTATAGAAAAAGTTATAACTTACTTAGAAATAATAGGATTTAAGAATGACTGTTAAAGAATTACATAGCATACTAGATTCTATACCATATGGAATATTAACCTATGATAACAGTGATTATGAATTTCATGAAGTGTTACATGGTATAGAAATAAGATTTAAATATGGTAATTATGTTAGATGCTATTTAACAGTATATACAAGTGGTTATATGAGAGATGTAATTAATCCATTTCATAATGACTTTTTAGCAACATTTGAAAAATGTATTCAAGCTTTAAATAATACTAAAACATATTTAGAAATATTAGGATTTAAAACCATATGATTACTATACCTGAAGAATTATATACTAGTGATTTAGTAGATATAATGAGTGTAGTTAATGAAGAAGATGAAGATATTACATTAAATGTAATATTTAAAAAATATCCTATGCATTCTGAGATAGTAGCTCGTATTAATTTTGATGAAAATGATTATTGGATAGACCAATTTCATTACCGTTTAAGGGATAAAGTAGGTAATAATATAGTGGATAATGAAATAAAAGGGATATTAGTTAATATAAAGAATTACTTAGATATTCTTGGTTTTAAGGATATTACAATATGAATATTAAGGATAAAACTGATAAATTAAATTTAATTGAGAATGCTAAAGAATTATATAGTAATCCTTCTTTTAGAAGGATTGAATTTATTATGCCTAATAGATTTTTATTAATCTATTATGTTAGAGAATATGCTAAAGAGAAAATAGTATTTGCTATTGATTTCAATAATTTAAATCAAATAACAATACTAGATTACTATCAAGTAATTTGGTCTAAAATAATAAAGGATAAATTAATTTGTTATTTTAAACTACTTGGCTTTGAGGTAATTTATTACTAAGAAGAGTAAAAGCCCACTATTAAGTGGGCTAGAAAAAAGGCTGTTAACTGGTCCGCTATAACTAAACGCATAACAGCTCTATTACTTGGTTAACCACAATAATATTACTTCTTTTTCTTTCCACCACAACCCATAGTAGTCTCCTTATTCAAACAGTTTAACTTTAACATTCTTACACAATTCCTTAATTTCACTGTCATTTTTTAAATCAGTTTTATAAGCTTTTAAACATATCTTTTCTAAATTATCAGACTGTTCAATAAGATGGTTTTCATGATTAATAGCTCCCCATAAAAATATTGATAAGCCAACTATTACAATTAACACAATACTGCCAAATTCAAAAGACTCAATATCCATAAATCTCTCACTTGAGTAAGTGTCTTGCAAGACAATTTAACTTCACATACCACGTGGGAACGCATAGGATTTCAACCTATTTATAGCAAGACACTTAACATTACTCAATAATATTATACTGTATTATACTGTTCTAATATACGTTTTTTAATATATTTTAAAGACTCAAATGTAAAATAATGATGTTTACTGAGTGCTTTATTTAAACCAATATGTAAATTACATCTAACTTTATAATCTACATTCTTATCTTCTAAGAATTTATCTATCCATAATAAAGCTGATTTAGTTTCTATTATAGTATGGTCATTAATCATTTATTGTTATTCCCCTTTTCTAGTTCCTCAATTCTAGCAGTTAGTCTAGCTATACAACGTCTAAGGTATTTGCATTCAACAATAAGTGCTTCTGTATAGCGTAATGAATAATGTTCGCTTGCTTCACGGACAACTTTTGTTTCTTTGGTCTTTGTTCCGTCTGCTTGTTCAACTTCAACTTCCTTAGTTTCCTCAGGGTATTCTTCATGGCAATATAAGCCATAAGCTGAAACATCTACACCGTGAGATTTACAAGCTGAATCAATCTGCTGTACTACATAACCGGTATGAAGTCTTGCTGATTTCCCTTTTGTATCAACACTCTCATTATATTTAAATTGAACTAATTCTACATCTTCCCAAGCGTCTAACAGTTTATCATCAATTTCAGCGATTTGCTGTTTGTAACGTTGGTCTGATGTTATTTGGCAAGCTGTACCGTTCCATGTCCATGTTCCACCAGGAGCAAGTGTCATTGTTTTAAAATAGCTAGTTGTTTTGAGAGGCTCTAACCTAATAGTACCTTGCCAATCCACAGTACTATGTGTAGGGCTATACGTGTAAATTGTTCCACCGCTACCCCACCCGTAACCAAATCCCATACTATTAGTAGTAGACGAAGCTAGCAAATCTCCAGTCATCACCCGCCCACCACTTCTAGGAACATATCCACTTAAATCTTGATGTGAAGTTAAGAACCCACTATCATTAGTCAAATCAGAAGTCTTAGTAGGTATAGTAGGAAAATCAGTTATTTCAGATTTAGTATGAGTATGCCCTGTATTAGATTTACCTAATAACTGAG